GAGTGGTGGCACCTTGGCCACTTAAATTTCCTGTCTCTTTATCATAAATATGACCGTCTATATCTACGAGTGGGGCTGTCCAGATCTGCTTTTGAATATTTTCAAAACGCTTTCGAGTCACTTCATTTTTAAACTCTGTAGATAGACAATCATACCGGAAATTATATATTAACTCAGCTGACTGTACATTGAATTTACTATCGTACTTCTTTCCATCAATACTCATGATGTTTTTAATATCGCCCCAAGGGGTTAGATACTCAAAGAGCTTGTGAGCTCCACCATACATTAGACTAAGTCCTAATGCTGAACTACACTTTAAATTGTTTTGCAACAATTTTTCATTCTGGTCCATCATAAGTATACTATGCGCGACTAAATGGTTAACGTCGACACTAGCAATGGTTCTAACATTGTTATCTTCTATTTTCTTGACCTCTCTAAGTTCCTCCTTGATTGTTACCGATGCAACAGTGTTTATTGGATTATCAGTGCCTAAGGCAGCATAATATTTATCAAAAAACAAGGCATCAGGTGACAACCAGTAATCGAACTTTTTTCTATATTTAAGAGTCCAGGGATATCCTGGTGACTTAGAACTGTCTAGTTGATCTAAAACAGCATCATAGCTCATTAACTTTGAACCAGTCATACAAGAAAATTCATTTCTTAAGTGCATACTAGCTTTTGCATACACCTGTAATACTTCACCTCCAAGAGGCCGTGGTACTTGATTATATCTAGATAATGCTTTTCTAGATAAAACCGTGTTTCTAGGAACAACAGCATAACTATGATATGTATCTTCTTCACCTATACTGTGAAGGTACTCTATAACAAATTTATCATCATAGTTTGGGTGCTTCGTCTTATATGGTCTATATAATCTACCAATACAAGGAAGTGCACACTCAATAGTGCTTTGTTGCTCTCTAGGTCTTATAAACTCATTAGAGTAATCGTGTAGGAATTGACCTGCATTCCAACACGTTACAAGTTTTTTGAACTTTCGCTAACCTCATCTTTAGATGTATCAACAACTTTAGGTGTAGTCAGCTCCTGTTTGATGTCCATTAAAACTTGTTTCATTTCGGTAATAGCCATCTCAGAGAAATTTAATTTCTTTGGTTTAACTTGCTTGCCAGTTTTGATGGTAGCACGTTTTGCTTTAGCTTGCTCAAATTTTACTTTCTGCCATTGATCCTCGGTTAAAATTTTTCTATCCTTTTCATTATGTGTAAACATACAATAAGGATTTTGACATTGTCCAAACTTAACTTCGGTTTTGCACAATAAAGCAGGATCAGATTTGATCTGTGCTATAGTCATACCAGTCTGTTTAGTAACAGATGTTGTAACTTCCTTCTCTGCTGACTTACCTTTCTTTCTCTTTTGAGTCTTATCGACTGGTGTTGCTTCAGTTGGTGTTATAGCTGGCTCCACAGTAACTTTTTCAGTAACATTGAAACCATGTAACACTTTCTTTTTAGTTGTAGCTGAAGGTTGACAATTAACTAAATTATCATAACGTTCATAAGTCATGACATCAGATTCCAAATCATAAGCACTAGAAAAATCTTGTGCTATTTGTCTAACCCAATTATTAAAATCAGAGTTGACAGGATAAAATTTGACATCAGCTGTAGCATGGTTGCTACCTAAGCCGTGAAATCCAATTATTGAACCATCACTAACCGCAACATAAACACCACCACACGCACCATCTTTACTACTACCAGTAAAAGAGCATACTAATATAGGACACTCATCTGTTCCCACTGTTGAAAATTCTTTTATTTGCCCAGCTGAAAACTGGACACCAGTATTATCAATCCAAAACAGCATTGCTTGCTCTCCAACTTCTGGTTTTCTAAAATGTTGATCAGTATTGTATATTGTAGGATTAGGAGCCCTAATTGCTACAATATCCATAATCGGTGATCTAATACATTTCTTTTGTAGTTTGGCTTTGTTTGAGGTGATTGATGTTATTTGACCTGAGCCATTAACACCATGTCGTGATACCAATAAACAATTGGCAATAGGAAAACCTGTCGTGTAATCACACACACCATTACTATGTTTGTTTTCAATGTAATGAAAGCGTGGTGCTTTTATTATTGGGTGATCAGCACGCAAATGTTCCATTTTTGATTTTGTTATATCTTTCATGTAATTGTCTTGACCTGGTTTATCAAGTCTAGAACGTATACCGATCGATATATTACCTTCATCATATGCTTGTCCAAATGGATCATCAAAATGAGTCAAGTCGCTATCTATATCATAATCATTGTCATCCACAGAAAAGTCAAATTCATCAAACTTACCGTTATCTTCATCATATTTGTAGTATCTACCGGTTTTCTTGTTAAACCATACTCTAATACGTTTCTTTTTGGTAGGTTTGGGTTTCTT